TTTCGATGAGTTGAATGATGCAAATTTCGTGATGTATGCGATGAAGCATTATGAAAACCCACAGTTCACTGGTATTGAAGAGTTCCACGAAGACCTGAATAGAATCAAGTATATCAAACGTCTTCTGAGAAAATACCACAAAACAAATGAACTACGGGAACGATTAATACTGAATCACTTAATAATAATGAACAACGTGTTTGATTGTGAACCGATGTGTCGTTTGTTATTTCATAAGATTGATGAAGAATTACAACCTCAACTCAAGACATTTTTAGTTTACCTTAATTTCTTACCAAGAAAAGTCCCGAACATAGATCTAGAAGAGATTCCCCTAGATCCAAGAATAGTAGAAACATTGAGAGGCCTCTAATGGGCGCAGTAGACGCATTCATTGCATACAAATTCATCAAGATCCTAAGCACGCCATGGGATAAGACCGAGGCGTACAAACTTGGGATCATTGATGCTAATGGTAAGGTTCTCAAGAAAAGAAAAGATCTTCAAGGAACAGCAGAGAAGAAAACATACACAATCTTTCACCAGATTGGTTGGAACCTGAAACGAATTCTCGATAAGGTTCCAGGCGGTAAGAGTAGGTTTGGTTCGTTTGCTGCTGCTCTGTTCCTCCTCAAAGAAGAAACAAAGGGCAAGTACAGCGACTGGAATCTTGTCGAGCAACATATCATGGAATACGCACAAGAAGAAGGTATTCTCCTAACCGAAGACGTACCAGCAAACAACGCTGGTGGTGGACAGGTTGCAGGACTCGGTGACGAACCTCCTGTGAAGAAGGGTATGACTGGGGACGTTCAGAGAAGAAAACAAGTCAAGGAAGGTTATGAATCCTTCGCTGGTGCGAGAGTGTTTGATGTTACCGAAGACGAGTACATGAAATGCAACTACGGAAGAACTAAACACGAAAGATGGAATCGCAAACTCAAGATGGAAGATGTGGGTCGAGAAGACATCAAAAAGTTCGCCCACCGAAACCCTTCCAAGTCAGTAATTGTTAGAAACGAGAAAACTGGGGAGATGCAGTATCTGCTCCGCAGGAGGTGAAAATGAAAAGGTTACTCTTATTGTCATGTCTTTTAATCGGATGTGAAACTACACCAGAACCATCAGCGTCGAGTACAATCACTCACGCGATAGAAGTTCAGGAAGAAACAACAGAACAAATAGACGAATCCTCTACTATAATTGAGGAGAGTAGTGATACCATTCGTAGAGATGCGGATGGTATCCTTGATATCACGGCGTTTGGAGAACGAACACCGGAGATCGAACGCATCGAGGATCGGGCGCATAACATAATCGATGAAACTAACGTCATCGAAAATGAAACAATAAAGACAAAAGAGGCATTAGAAGACCTAAATCGTGCAAATGAATTAATTCGACAAAGTGGCGCCAAAGTGGCACAACTGGAAAAAGAAGTTGCAGAGTTGAACAAAGAAGATGCCGCTTTACGACGCGAGGCGATCGAGAACTTTTATGGTACGATTACCCTGTTCTATGTGATAGGGTTCGCCGGACTCATTCTTGGTATCTTCATGGTTTCATACAGCAAGAAACTCGGCGGTACGCTTATCCTTGCAGGACTTCTGATTCTTGGTTTTGCTACTGCTTCCGTGTATTACCTAGAAGAGATTGCAGCAGTAGGATTCTGGATCACCATAGCAGGAATCATAACTGCTGTTGGTACTTTGATCTATCTTATCCTTCGAGCAAAGACAGAAAGAAAGACAAACGATCAAGTGGTGGAGTTAGTCGAGGTAATCAAAGAAAAGATGCCACAGGACGTTAGAAACGAAATGTTCTCAAAAGGTGGTGTGGCATACACAATCACCGATCCGTCCACCAAGAAAATAATAAACGAAGTTAAAGTTCGGAATGGATTTAAGCATACCCGTTGATCTTTCCGTGTAGCATCTTACAGATGTAATAGGCGTCCACGATATCCGATACCGGGTTCTGGACGCCTGTTTTCTTAGGTGTCATGATCTTACATAGATCCTTCCCAGTCTCTTTTACGAACGCATCGAACATGAGATCCTTGGACGCATTACCCTTCATGGTTGCAAACTTCTTTACTTCAGTTGGTGCTACAACCTCAAGTGGCGTGGCAGACTGGAATAACTTGTACTTCAGAACTCCTACGTTTTCTGCTAACTGGAAGACTCTACCTGTTGCATTGAAGGCATATCCTTCGAGTGCTACCTGATCACATCCCTTGATGCAATCGATTGCCCAGTCTGATATGCTATCGTATCGACCAGAGTCAGGACACAGATTGACGGGAGATCCAATTGATTTGAATCGCTCGCCTTTTATGTTCTTGAGAAATGATGTCGCATATTTCTCAGTGTCTGTTAGATAGAAGAACAAACAATGCTCGAACTTGAACTTAGCAGATGATGGTTTGGAAAAAACGCATACTGCTGGTGATGTTAAACTGTAATCGATTCCTGCAATGGCCATAAAAAACCTCCCGTATAAAGAGTATTTATACGAGAGGTCTTTAGGTTGTGTACAGGTAACTTCGTTAAATCAGAAACTAATAGTGATACCACTACGGAGAACGAACTGTCCTGAATCGGAACCAGTACGCCATCCGGTGTTTTCTGTGTCGAAGTTACTACCGATACCCTCAAGAGCATACCCGACCGTGTTGGTCCAGACAAGTCCATGAGCAAGATCGTAGTTACCACCTACGGTGAGTAGGTTAAGACTACCATCGTAGTCACCGTATTCCCACTGTGCGAAACCCTCGAAGTTATCCATACACTGGTAAGAAGCAGTGGTGACTACAGACCAGTTGTCGAGACTACCAGCACCTGCATCATTAGCAATCCAGTCTGCATCGAGAGTAAGAAGGCCCTCGGTGAGTGTACCACCAAAGGTGAAACTGTTTACACCTTCCGTGACAGAATCATATGCCCAACCACCGTTGAGTGATACCGAATCATTCACATGATAATTCGCTGCGACACCGATAGCATACTTGTTGTCACCAACTCCTACACCAGCAGTATCGAAACCATTGTTGTAGAAGGCACTGACTTCGAAGTCTCCGAATGATCGGAAGGCCTCAACACCTGCACCGCGTCCCTGTCCGAAGGTAAGTGCCGTGACACTATAGTTCAGGGTTGTGAGTTGAGTTGGATCAGTGACGTATCCAGCATAGAACTGGGGAACGAACTGTCCGACTCGAATGTTTGCTTCTTCGAACATACGAAGAGTGACGACAGCATCGAGTAGATCGAAACTGTTGGTGGCGTCCGACCATTCACCACTGACGAGGTAAGAGAAACTCTCGTTACCCGTATCTCCTGAGAAGGTAAGACGGGCGCGGTCAACCGAAAACCCATTTTGGGCGGGAAGTCCACCACCGTTGGAATACTCCCAACCAGTTTGAATGAAACCACCGACGTTGATGCCGAGATGATTGTCATTGAGTGATGCTCTTGTTGAGGCATCAGCGAGGACAAGACTGAATGCGTCGTTGTCCATATCCTGTCCTACAGCAACTCCGCTGAAAAGACATGATGTAATAATAGCATTGATCATTTTCATAATTTTTCTCCTTTATGTTTTAGATCAGTTTGTTAAATCTACGATTTCACAAGAGTTGCCTGTACATGCAAATGTTTGTGTTCCAGCGGTCTGATCTTCCTTCTCGTACTCTCCGAGGCCAGACCAATCGATGTTTTCTGGAAGCGTCTTCAATAGTTCATTGTACTCTTCCTTGGTACAATCCTGATATGGTGCTTGTCTGTATGTGTGATCTGAGAATGGAAGGAATGAAACTCCTGACATCTCGTTGAAGTGATCGTATACCCATGCACCAACTTCCATCCATTCGTCTTCCTTAACGGAAACCGTGATAGAAGGTTTGTGTTCACACCAATGTCTCTGGTATGTCAACCAAAGTTCAAGTTGTTCGATGGCAGTCAGATCCGTTCTACAAATCGCCTTATCAGGTGACTTCTGTGGGAACGAGAAAACCATCGTGTGTTCTGGTTTCATTACATCTGGTTCACATGGGAAACCCTTTTCCTTCATGAACACACACAGAGGATCCTTGATATCCGCACGGACGGTACGAATGTAATAAGGATTGTGTCGAGCATGAATACCAGATGCAGCATCGACCAACTGCGAAACTGTTCCACTTGGTTTCACGCAAGTGATAGCAGCAGATTGGTTGATGTGTAGTTTCTTTGCCCATGTCTTGTTGATATCAACAGAATGTGCCTTGAGATCTTCGAGGGTTCCTGCAAGTTTACCGTTGGTAGAACCATTAAGCAGTTCGTTGTCCATGATACCCGTGAGAGAAACACCAAGAAGTCTTTCTTCTTCACAGTTCTTCGTCCACTCACTAGACAGGTACTTGAAGTTCAGAAGGGTAGACTGCCATGTTCCGAGGATCGTTGCAAGACGAACCTTTTCCTTGAGAGTCTTTATTGTGTCATCAGCACGAACGACAACTTCTGTTAGATTACAGAACTCACGATCACGCAAGATGATTTCGCTGCATGGGTTGGTTCCGAAGTTGTAGTTTGGATCTCGGCGTTCGTCAACGATCTTCTTTACCTGATCCTGACATGCAGCACGACTAAACATACCTCGCTCGCCACTCTTTGACTTATAGAGAGACAACCACTCTTCCATGAACGTACCAATTTCGGGTGTACTCTTATATGCAACGGAGTTGTTTGCAAGGGCCCGTTGTGCGTTATGTTCCCACCACTGTCCAGTCTTTGCATCTCTCATTCGTTCATCAGTAAGAGAAGACAATGAGATAAGAGCAGAGCGACGGACACCACCGACTACAACAATTTCAGCAATCTTACAGATGATATCGTGGCACTCGACGGTAGTGAGTTTTCTACCTGCGGCCTTACGGTAAGTCTCCACCGTGAATCGGAATAAGTCCTCAAGGGGTTGCGGGCCAGATGCTCTACCGCCGAAGGTCTTAAGTCTTGCTCCCGCAGGACGAACTTTTGATAAGTCCCATTGTGGTATCTGACCACCAATGAGTAGCGAGGTGAGTTCTTTGTAGGCCTTCGCCCAACCCATCTTCGAATCACCGACGACAATGACTGTATCACTCGCATCAAATTCCTCTGCAATCGTTGGAAGTCTATCTACGACATCACGTTCTACGCTAAAACCCATTCCTGTCCCGCACATGAGAACGTAGAGGATCTCATCGAAGGAACGAGGACGACTCGCTTCGCAGTATGCACAGTTGTATCCTGCAATATTGTCGCGTCTCAGTGCCTCACCAGCAGTCATCAACGCTCTCATGGAAGGCATGATCTTGAGTTCACGAACTGCTTTTTCAAGTTCGTTCCTCTGATCTTTCGTTACCTTAAAATTACATTCTTCCTTGAGATGGGTCTCAAAGAAATCAAAATATCTGGCAACCGTTTCGGGCCAGGTCTCTCTGCGTCCTTCTTCTTCCAACCAACGGGAATACCGTGATAGGTGAATAAAAGACTGGTATAGCGTAGGTAATTCATCACACATAATAAGTGTCACTCCTCTGAATTTTGTATATCAATAAGTTATGTATTATAGCAGAACAAATACGAGCGTCAAGCAATAACCGTAAAGTTTATCCACCGTCGAAAGTGATGCCCTTGAGTGCATTGGCAGCAGTGGTTAACTGTCCTGCTGTCACAACAAACTGGTCAATCAGACCTTCGTCGATTGCGTTTCGTTCTTCTACTGAGGTGTAAATCACACCGAGTTTGGTGATGTTACCCTCGATCTTAGTCATGAGGGTCATGATGTCTGCCATTGGATATAATGATTTCATTGTAATTCTCCTTTTTACTATGTATCTTCTCTGCGATATGGATTCGCAACATGTCTGAATTGTTTGTCACCGTATAACAAATGATCCACCTGATCCATGTAAAGAATCTCATCGAGTTCATTTGGATCAATCAACTCTTCTTCCTCGTCTTCATATAGATCGACATTGTTATTTAGGATCAACAGTCGGTCTTCCCAGTCTCTTCGATTGTCGAAGGTTTCTAGATTTGGTTGACCAGTTGTAACTCTAAGACCCTCAGTTATAGTGCCACTATGCACGACATCATCATCGTTATGTGCGATCCACCATGTAGTTTGAGTTGCTATAAATTGTGGCATTATACTTGACTGTCTCCGCTTATCGTCCAATTCAACGTGGCATCTAGATAATTTCTCGCACTTACAGCATCCGTGTATTCACCCGACCCGATGCCGTTGTAGGTTGTGTTGTCGTATTCGCACCCATTCGCACCGAGAAGTTCGGAACCAGTGAGATTATTATCAAATGCCCAGTTTGCGAGGCAGATTAACCACTTACTATAGTTTTCAACAGACATAGCAGTGCCGTCTAACATATTAGAAAAAGGACCGGCACCAGTGGACATACCACCGTCATTCGTTCCCCACGCACTAATATCTTGGTTAAAGGAACTAGCACTCTGAAACATTCTCTGTAGTGAAATTGCACTCGCAAAGGACCAACTAGAAAGGTCAAGATTGAATGTAGTGCAAGATCTAAAAGTTTGAGAAAAGGATCCAACATTCGATGTATCCCAATTATTGAGATCATCTACACCGTCATTATTAAAAGCAGTGGAGCGAAATATACTTGCAAGGTTAGTGGTATTGCTCATATTCCACCCACCAACATAACAGTTAAAGTCAGTTTGACCGAAAAAACTTAGTGAGAAAACACCCGGGGAGTAATCTGGATGGTCGAACCAATACAGTTTTTTGTTATTTCCGTATGGATCTTTCCATATCGCTGTATAACCCTTAGAAGATTGAAAGAAGCGTTGCAGATTTTTCTCAGATGTAGAGGAAATGATTGGGTAATTCTGAACGTGAGCCATATCCCACCCGGGGACGAATCTTCTTTCTCCGAATTGTAATCCATTCCCATCGCCTTTGGCATTGTACATAATCAAACCAAAACTAATTATTTGGGATGCGGCCGAGAGGGTGGTGGCAATTCCCCTCCATAGGGTTTCGTCGGTGTTACTATACTTATAGAAATTGTCAAAGGCCCAATCATTGTCTGGATTATTTATATCAAAGTCTTGTTGCCAAGACCTAATTCTATATGGTCCAGTACCGCCATATGTATGCCCTGCGCCGCTTGCTATATCACTGAATCTTTGAATTGCACTACCATCACCCCAATCAATATAAATATGATCCCCAGTTGCACCACTACCACTACCTTTTGTTAATTGTTGAACTGTACCGAAGGCACTGGAAAATTCTATCTGAAATTCCATTGCAGTATTATTTCCGTTCATTACTCCGCCGAACCAATTCATTGCGTGTACCTCACTGCAAATCGGAGATCGAAACATCCAACTACACTACTAAGAGTCATGTCAAGAGTACCCCCCACTGGAAGTGTGGTATTCGCAAGAGATCCAGTCGCACCAGTAGGAGAAACACTGATCGTAGAGATTGTTCCGTTTTGTCCAGCAATAACAGCGGAACATCCACCAGTTCCACAGATTGCGTAGAACTCAGTCACGGTTCTTCCTACAGGAACTCTGGGATCGAGGTAGTATGTTTTCACGATTGCAGATTCAAGGTGTCCCGAATAAGAGGAGGTGACTGTACCACCAGAAATCGTAACATCACCGGATGCACCGTTCACTGTAGTCACAATAGATGCGGCAGTCATACCACTGGTAAACTTAATCATATTTCCAACATCAACTATGTCAGCACTGACACCAGCAGCAGAAACACCAGCGAATGTTGGATTTGCGGATGTTACGACTGATTGGTTCAGTGCCTTAACATCTGCTATAGATGTAAGTTCAGAATCCATCAAGGCACCGGCAGATGTTACATTGGTAGCATCGGTTACATCAGCACTTGCTTCGATTCCGTCCAACTTCGATTCCTGTGCATCCGTCATCAACCTCTTGTTAGACGCATCGGTAAAGTTGGCCGTTCCGAATGTTGGACTTGCACCTGATATTACCGATTGATCCAATGCTTTAACATCTGCTATAGATGAAAGTTCTGAATCCATCAAGGCACCGGCAGATGTTACATTGGTAGCATCAGTTACATCAGCACTTGCTTCAATACCATCTAGTTTGTTCTTCAGTGCTGTAGTAAAGTTTTCGTCGCTAATCCCAGAAATCGTAACATCACCAGAAACACCATTTACGGTGGTAACAATAGATGCAGCAGTCATACCACTGGTAAACTTAATTTGATCGCCGACATCTACAAAGTTGGCAGAAACACCAGCAGCAGAAACACCAGCGAATGTTGGATGTGCAGTTGTTACGACTGATTGGTTTAGTGCCTTAACATCTGCGATGGATGTAAGTTCTGAATCCATTAGTGCGCCTGCTGCCGCCACGTTGGTAGCATCAGTTACATCAGCACTTGCTTCCACACCATCCAACTTTGATTCTTGTGCATCTGTCATTAACCGCTTGTTTGATGCATCAGTGAAGTTGGCTGTTCCGAATGTTGGACTTGCACCAGACACGACTGACTGATCTAGTGCCTTGACATCTGCAATGGACGAAAGTTCGGAATCCATTAATGCACCTGCTGCTGCCACATTGGTAGCGTCGGTCACATCAGCACTTGCTTCAATTCCATTGAGTTTAGTGTGATCGGCAGCAGTAAAGTTTTCGTCGGTGTGTGTGATTCCAGTAAAGTTGGTTGCCGCAAATGTAGGACTTGCACCGGATACTACTGATTGATCTAATGCTTTAACATCTGCAATAGACGCAAGTTCGGAATCCATTAATGCACCCGCAGATGCTACATTAGTGGCATCAGTCACATCAGCACTTGCTTCGATTCCATTAAGTTTAGTGTGATCGGCAGCAGTAAAATTCTCGTCAGTGTGTGTGATTCCAGTAAAGTTGGTTGCGGCAAATGTTGGACTTGCACCTGATACGACTGACTGATCTAGTGCCTTGACATCTGCTATAGACGCAAGTTCAGAATCCATTAATGCACCTGCTGCTGCCACATTGGTAGCATCGGTTACATCAGCACTTGCTTCAATTCCGTCCAACTTCGATTCCTGTGCATCCGTCATCAGACGCTTATTGGAAGCGTCAGTGAAGTTGGCCGTGCCGAATGTAGGACTTGCACCGGATACTACTGATTGATCTAATGCCTTGACATCTGCGATAGATGAAAGTTCTGAATCCATTAATGCACCTGCTGCTGCCACGTTTGTAGCATCAGTCACATCGGCACTTGCTTCAATACCATTAAGTTTAGTATGATCATCATCGGTAAAGTTTTGATCGGTGACAACAAGTGTGACATCACCAGACACACCATTGACTGTAGTTACAATGGATGCAGCAGTCATACCACTGGTGAACTTGATCTGATCACCAATATCTACAAAGTTTGCACTGACACCAGCAGCAGAAACACCAGCAAATGTGGGGTGTGCGGATGTTACGACTGATTGGTTCAGTGCCTTAACGTCTGCTATAGATGTAAGTTCAGAATCCATCAAGGCACCTGCTGATGTTACATTGGTAGCATCGGTTACATCAGCACTTGCTTCAATAGCGTCGAGTTTGTTCTTCAGTGCTGTAGTAAAGTCTTCTTCGCTACTCCCAGAAATCGTAACATCACCAGAAACACCGTTCACTGTAGTAACAATAGATGCAGCAGTCATACCACTGGTGAATTTAATCACATTTCCAATGTTAACGATATCAGCACTAATACCAGCAGCAGAAACACCAGCGAATGTAGGACTTGCAGTGGCAAGTTCATCGTCCATCAATGCGCCGGCGGCCCGCACGGTACTAGTATTAACCGGATCACCCGAACCATCACTATTACCTGTTGCTGACACTTCGAATGTTACCTGAGCATTTGTCTCACCACCATTGAAAATCAATGTGATACCAGCACCAGACACTCCAAGACTCAATCCTTCGAGAGAAGCACCAGAAGCACCAACGGGTCCGTTCACATAAAGGAATGCAAGGGTTCCTCCTGCACCTCTGGGTCCTGTGTTACCAGCAGTTCCTTGGGGTCCGGTGTTTCCTGTGTTACCAGTTGTTCCTTGGGGTCCGATGTTACCAGCAGTTCCTTGAGGACCAGGAACAGTAGAATCGGACCCGGCAGTTCCTTGGGGTCCGGTGTTACCAGTGTTACCAGTTGTTCCTTGGGGTCCGGTGTTACCAGCAGTTCCTTGGGGTCCGGTGTTACCAGTGTTACCAGTTGTTCCTTGGGGTCCGATGTTACCAGCAGTTCCTTGAGGACCAGGAACAGTAGAATCAGATCCAGCAGTTCCTTGGGGTCCGGTGTTACCAGTGTTACCAGTATTTCCTTGAGGACCAGCAACAGTAGAATCAGATCCAGCAGTTCCTTGGGGTCCGGTGTTACCAGTGTTTCCCGTTGTTCCTTGGGGTCCGGTGTTTCCTGTGTTACCAGTTGTTCCTTGGGGTCCGGTGTTTCCTGTATTACCTGTGTTTCCTGTATTACCTGTGTTTCCCGGAGCGCCTGCCTGTGCAACAGTTCCATCATCACCCTGTGGACCCACTGGACCCGGTAAACCAGCGTTAGATGCAATGGTTATGCTTGGATTTGATTGTTGAATTTCTACTCGGTTCTGACTCATCTAGAGATCTCCCCAAGAACTTCAAATCTACCACTAATAACTTTAGTCACAGTTCCTTGTTGATTAATTTCTAGATCATAAAAGAATCTTCCGCGTGGTAGATTCTTAGTGGTAGCAGCATCCATATTAATGAGAATTCCTCCAGTTGTGCCAGTTGCACCTGCACTGCTTGAGTTCAGAGTTATTCCACCCGAACCAGCAGTCCCTGCAAATGTATTTCCCGGAGTATATTCACCAGTCAAACCACCACCAGTTAATCCAGAAAAGGATACACTGTCGTCTGCATTTATAGAACCCTGAGCATGAAACAAAATAGCGTCTGCAAGAGCAGATCGACGACACATCATATCGGCGGTGTGACCAGAAAGATCTTTAACTGCACCAGTTGCGTCCTTGAATGTCAAGTATAATGATAGGGTTTCACCCTGTTCGATTATTATTTCGTGATATGCTGAGGGCATAAAATAGACTCCTTTTTTATTATTTATGCCGTGAGATACTTCCACGATTCACGGAAAAGGGGTTGAATTACCCTACCAATCGTCGCCGCGTATTCTCGAATCTCCCATTGTGCGTGTTCATCGATGCGTTGCTTATAGAATCTTGCATACGCAGCAAGAGAACCCGTCCAGAACCATTCCGTGTACATTCCCTGCGGGAGAGCGAATCGTGCTTGCTCTGGAGCGACTCCATTACGAAGTAGTTCATTGTATGTATACATTGCAAGACGCATCACATTATCAAAGTTCTTCTCTGCCTCAGGATGAACCGAAATGAAGTCATCACTGCCTTGCTTTGCACCATCCGTTGGTTTCCCTCGCCAGGATGGGTAGTAAAACTCTGGTTCGAATGAAACATAACGACGAGAGATCTCGTTTTCAACGAATCCTTGCTTGTGCTTGAAGAACTGAGTGCGAATCGACACGGGTGCCTTGATTCTCAACGTGATCTGCGGATGTGCAAAGGGCGTCCAATGTCCATGAGTCGCAAGGTAACGGATCAACTTCTTATCACCATCACACAAATCCCTTACGTCCTCTGGGTGGTATTGGGAACCACTTTCGGCAAGTCGGGTGACTGCTGCTTCGTCTGTACACCAATCACTTTCTTTATTGAATGAAACTCTTGCTGCATTACAAACGGTCAAATCACTTCCCATGTGATCGACGAGTTGAACATGTCCTCTATCCAAAACTCTCATATTATACTCTTCTCCATTGATTTAGTTTGAGGGTTGCTTTCATCCCACTAAATGTGTTGTCGTTGATAACCTTCTCGATCGTTCGAGTCGATTTGTTGTATGCCATATCATTGATATCCTTCTCCTTGACAGCAGAAGGCCAAATGCAAATTTTCTTGCCGAGTTCAATCAGTCTTTCGTTATATCGAACTATCTGAATGTTCCTTGGTTCATTGTCCAATACATAGACACCATCACTGTGCTTGAGATGTGCTGGGATTTGATCAAGTGCGCCGGCACCAACCATTGCAATTGAGTTACGCAAGAATAGACTATCGAGAGGGCCCTCTACGATGTAAATTGTTTTCTTTGGATTGACTCTCCATTGTCCATACCACAGTCGATCAGAAGACTTGTCGCTCTTTACTGTGAGATACTTGACAGTTCGTCTTCGATTGGCATCGTCTTTGAAATTGATGGAACGTCCTTGTGCTGCTACAACTTCCCCATCCTTATTGAAGAACGGTATGACAAGTCTGGGTTCTGCTCCTACTACATCATAACGATCTGGATCAATTCTTTTCATGAACGATCCGAAGTTATCTGTGTAGTATAACTTGTCCCAGTGTTCCTTTGGAATACCTCGCATGTTGACAAACTCAATACACTGATGATCTTTGGGTAATTCCTTGATACAAGGCACACCCTTTAGAATTTCTGGTCTGGGTTTTGGGTTTGGTTTCGAAAACTTGAACATCTCTTTTTCCCTCGGTTTTACGTAGTTCGATTTATTTGTCTCTCCATTCTTCCACCGCTCTAGGGAATACTCTTTCATTAAGTTTGGGGCAATCTGTTCAAGTAATCGATACAAAGAAAAACTGGCATCACAATTGTGACACTTGTAGAAGAAGTCGGTTCCCTTCTGGAAGAAGAACCCACGGGCCTTGTTCTTGTTTTTCTTTGAATCACCACAGATAGGACATCTGCAATTTGCCAGATTGTCTCGCTTCCAAGCGAACTTTTCTAGTTGAGGCGAAAGAAAATTAATAAACTTCTTATCAATATACGTTGACATCAAACATTCCATCCAGCAAATTTCTGCTTGAACGAGTCCTCACCAAATCCATTACCATACTCTGTATCTTCTGTTAGATTAGTATCTACCAATCCAGTTTGCTCATTCGGATCCACATCAAACAATTTCATCTTTGCACGGGTGATGCCAAGAACAAATTTCTTGTTCGTAACAACGTCATTATATCTGTTCTTCAACTGCTTGACCATAATCTGATTCTGCTCTTCTAGTTCTTCGGTAGAAATCAAAGCAAACATCAAATCTGCCGTTGCTGGCAACCCGAATGACTCGGACGTATCTTCAAGTCCAACATCACTGTTGTTGAATCCAGATCGGTTTGTTTGTGTTGCTGAGAAGACTGGAACATTCCTTTCAACTGCAAGACCGCGAAGTTCTTCCGCGATGGCCTTGATATATGTGTAGGAGTTTACGTTTGCATTTTGCTTCATTCGTGACGAAGCACAGATATTTAGGTAATCAATAAAAATAATATCAGGAATAAACTTCTTTTTTAGTTTTAATTCATCGAGCAATGCCCTGAAGTGATTGACATGTGCCGTGGCAGTAGGATATTCCTTGACAATCAATTTACCTGTACAACCTTGAGTTGCAGTTTCTAACTTCTTGTCGTAGATCTGCTTTGGTAGTGCCTTCATGTCATCCATAGTAATGTCCATGAGGTTTGCATCAATACGTTCTGCAATACGTTCCTCTGCCATCTCACAGGTGATGTACAACACGTTGTTGTTTTGTGAAAGACACGCTGCTGCATGATGACACATAAACAAAGACTTACCCACACCAGTACCGGCAAGAATCATGTTGAGTGTTTTCTTCGGTGTTCCGCCTTGTGTGATAGTGTTGAACATCTCAAGATCAAATGGGATTTTAGATTCCGTCTTGTGGTAGAATTCATAGCGTTCGTCGGCATCTTCGATGTAATCATGTCCGATGTGAGTATCAAACGAAACGGACAGGGCCTCTGATAGAATTTCAGGTATGGCGTTTTCTGTTCGTGTTTCATTCTTACCATCAATGATCTGGATAGAGTCCATGATGGCATTATATACTGCTTTGTCCTTACAAAACTTTTCACTCTTCTCATACAACCACTCATCATCCTGTTCGGTAAATGAGTCACATAGATCATTGAGAATATCAACGCAATCGTTGAACTGATCTTGAGTCAGATTCTTTTTTCCATCCAAAGAGATAACAATCGCCTCTTTCGTGGGACGATTGCCATACTCTAGGATAAAATCTTGGACGGACTTGAACAGAGTCTTTTCTACGATGTCGTGAAAATAGTCTGCATGTAAAAATGGTACGGTTTTGCGAGAATACTCTTCATTCAGAATCAGATTCTGGAGTATCAGTTTCTCGACGGTATTGTTCTCGGGATTCACTAGAAGAAGACCTCATTTCCTCGATGTCAGATTTCATCTTTTCAACAGTTGACTGCATTTTCTCGTCGAACTGTTCTTCCTCATATTCTACCACATCTTTGGGATTTTGCAACTCTTCTTCCATGATTTCGCATAAAACATCTCCCATATAATCGATGAGGTCGCCGTTGTCCTCGGTCTTTACTTCATGTGGATTCTCAAGAATCTCAAACTGGAAATTCATGATCATCTGTCCCTCGTTCTCTTTGAACTGTACCAGTCCATATCGATATACGAGGTCCTTGTAGTCACCATCAGTTACCTTGAGGGCGCCTTCGAGTAGTTCGTCTTCTGACTTGTACTCGATAAATTCGTATGTATTACTGAATGCTGTCTTCGACATTTTCTTCTTCCTTTTGTTCGATTTCTTCTTCAATGCCGTATTTGAATTCCTTAGCAACGGCAACTTCCATTTGCTTCATTACCTCTGGAGTGAAATACTTCTCTGGAGTTTTATATAGAACCTTCTCGAAAACCTTACTTCCGTCTGGCATTTCCAAACGAGTAGAAACCTTCTTGAAGATCTCGTACTTAAGGGCAATCTCGACAAGTCCATAGTATGGATTGAGTCCCTCGTCATAATTGAGCATGACATCAATCATCGAGTTCTCCTTTGTCATTCTTCCCTTGAAGAGTTTACAGTGAATGATATTTCCGATGACATCGGTTCCTTCCTTCACCTTCTTCTTCGAAAGATATACGATGGTCGAAGCAGCATACTTCAGTCCAGAACCACCACCCATAGTCTTTTGTGGGAACATAGAACCAACCACATCGTAAGTATGGTTAGTCATGATCAGGGGAATACCTGCCTTACCCAACTTGAGAGTCAGTACACGGAAAGTTGCCTTGATCACTTGGGCCCGAGTCATGTCTCTCGTACCCTTACCTTCTGCGGTATCTTCCATCTCCTTGGCAGTCGAAAGCATACCAAGAGAATCAAGACAGATCAGCATTGGTTTCTGATCCTTCTTTGCAAGTTCAAGGTAGTTGTCCACAACCGTGATTGCTTGATGTCGGAAGTCTTCTACCGTAGCAACAGGAAAAACTGCGACTCTATCCGGATCACATCCACGATCTCTGAACATGTCAGAAGTTACTGCCTGCTCGCTATCAAAATACAGAACAACACCATCAGGGTTATCACGGAGAAATTTATGTACAATGCCAATCGTAAAGTACGTCTTACCAGTTGCACTTTCGCCAGCGATCGCAAGAATTTTATTATCAGGTATACCCCCGTACAAACTGCCAGAAAGCAGAGCATTAAAAGCATAAGACCCAGTATCAACGAACCCATCTACATCACTCCCATCAAGACCATCTGCAACAACACTTGCATACTTGTTGCCTGTCTTGCTAATCATTTCATTAAGAAAACTCATTGTGTAATCTCCCAATATCTTCTTGTGCTTCACGCAATTTTTCACGCCGTTCCATTTTATCTTCTAATACGTCCTTTGGACAACTCTTGTCTTTCATGAGGAATTTTATACTCCTACCAAGATCATCTATTCTATCAGAAATTAAATTATGTGCAACCTTTAATGTTGCATGTTCAAGTTCCACTTTTAACTTCATGCTCGACCTCTGTCTTTTCGCCGCCGCGGATCTCGGCCACTGGTACTTGTTGCAATACACCAATAATAGATGTAAACGCCTGATATGGATCCATGTTCGCCGCAGGCCTTCGATCTTCGAGATGTCCTCGTTCTTCGTTTGCAGTATCCACAGGAATTCGAATAGACTTGGTTCTATCCGAAACACCATACGAGAAGTCCTCGATATGTGCAGTCTCATGCTTTCCTGTCAGTCGAAGATTATTGTCTTCACCATACACACGAATCAGGTCAGGATGATTACCGAACTCATCACAAACACTTTCTAGGTATTCCATACTGGATGACTTTGCCATACGCATGGATGGAGTCGAGAAGTTGATGTGTGCGCCCGAACCGTTCCAGTCACCGCTCTTTGGTTTGGGATGGAGACTAATGGAATACTTATATCGCTCACTGATAATTTCTGCCATGTACCTTGCCATCCAAAGTTGATCAGCAACAGTTAGTGCGTCCATATATCCAACCTGATACTCCCATTGTCCGAGCATCACTTCGGCGTTTGCACCTTCGATCGGAACTCCCATTGTCTTACAGACTGCATAGTGTTCATTGACAAAGTTTCGTCCGACAGTCCGCATTCCACCGACACCACAGTAGTACGGACCTTGTGGTCCGGGTGTACCCTGTTCCCACCCAAGAACCGTGCCACTTTCGGTGTTGTAGATGACATACTCCTGTTCGACTCCGAACCAGTAATCTCTGGTTTCTGGATTATCTTTGAGAGTCATACGAAGAGGCGCACGATAGTTTGTTTCGTGTGGTGTCTCGCCGTCTGAGTTGAATACCTCACAGAACACAACGAAGGTTTCCCACGGTGTCTTCGACAGACTGTATGGTCGAAGAATAAGATCACTCTTGTGTGGATCTGCTTGGTTGCAACTAGATCCATCGTAGGACCACTCTGGAATCATCTGGAGATTCATACTCTCCTGTTCATCTTCTACTTCAATCAACTTAGTCTTACTACGAAGTTGTGGTGTGGTGTTTCCATCCAACCACACATAATTTACTTCAATCCATTTCATTCTGTATCTCCTATGCAAAAAAGGATTCTAGTGTGTTAACTTTTTCTGTGTTCCATCCAACCACATTGAGAATGTTTTTCAGTGGATCGAGGAAACTTTTATCAAACTGTAGATCATAGTCTACAAACCTGTGTATGTCAAGTTCTTTTGGTAGACTGTTCGGGAAGGCGATAACCTGATCGTTCGTTGGGTTTGGAACCTTGAGGTAAGTGAACTTGATCTTATCTCCCTCGACGATTGATCTGTATTTTCTAGACAACCCGCTGTTCTTGATCATCCTATTATATATCAGAGATCCCTTGACTGCGATTGGTGTGCCCTTCGCGTAGACAGTGTTGCTGTCTTGATACTTCTCCATGCCGGACACGGAACGCGGGAACGAGATCTCCTCGGGATCGAGTTGATTGAATTCATCCCGGAACTCCTCGATGAACTTGATGATGGTATCCTCATCCGTAGACATGATCAACCCGATCACCTCCTTGAGTTTCTTGCGAACGATGGCAGGAGTTGAACTCCGACTCGTTTCGATACCCATGATCTTGAGTTTCGGTTCGGCGTACCGAACACCTTCGGAGTCGAACACATTGAGCATGTACCGTTTCTTGGCAGTCCAGATACCCTTGTTCGCAATGACTTCTCTACCCATCACCATCTTGTTGGTGTATGCATTCATCAGGCGAGAGAGTCGATTGTACTCCTTCTCGATGAATGGTTCGATGATCTTCTCGCACGAATCATCAAGGAAATCTACGATGGATGTATCGTCCTTCTTCTTGCAAACCTTGTCCACCAGATCACCAAGACGAATGTACACACTGTCTGTGTCACTTGCGATGATGTAGTCTTTGTCATCGGAGTCGAGAGCATTGTTCAGGAACTTGTTTAGTGAATCCTGAATCCAGCGAATACTCAACTGCCCGGACAAGGTG